CAACCGTTGCTGGCCCCACTGGGCCTACCGGACCTACCGGACCTACTGGCTTAACCGGACCTGCTGGACCTGCTGGACCTGCTGGAAATGATGGTGCTACTGGGCCTACCGGACCCACGGGAGCTGATGGACCTACCGGACCTACCGGGCCTACAGGAGCCACCGGACCGACTGGACCTCAGGGTGTAGCAGGATCTGGTGTAACCATGCAAGGGTCTGTCGCGGCTACAAGTAATCTTCCCTCCAGCGGTAACTCACAAGGTGACGCATATATTGTACAAGCAGATGATAGTTTACATCTTTGGGACGGCTCTTCTTGGGTAAGTGGGGGATCTATTCAAGGACCCACCGGACCGACTGGGTCGACTGGAGCGCAAGGACCTACGGGACCTACAGGCCCTGCTGGATCGACCGGACCTGCAGGTCCAGCAGGAAGTCCCGGAGCTGCTGGAGACGATGGCGCAACTGGCCCAACTGGTCCTACAGGACCCACCGGCCCAACGGGGCCTGCTGGAAGCAACGGCTCTCCAGGGGCAACCGGACCTACTGGACCAACGGGAGCTACTGGACCAACGGGAGCTACTGGACCTACAGGACCTGCAGGTCCTACAGGCACAAACTTAACAGGAAGCATTTCTACAAGTGGTACACAGATTGAGGCTGGTAGAGGGACCGGATCTGTTGCTATGACCACAAATGATGGTTACGGAAATGCGAATTTGTGTTTTAATCATAAGTCGGGCGTTCCAGATACTTCTGGCTCTTCTAATCGTATTGAGACAAGTGTAGATAACAACACAGGTTCTTTTTCTTTTGAAATAGGAAATAGTACAACCTCCGGAAGTGCAACTAGCTTAGACACAGTTATGTACATGACAACAAGTTATGTAGATAGTAAAAAAGCTTTTCGAGTAGGTGGAAATGCTGTAATTAATACTTCGGGTCAGTGGGTGGGCCCTTCTTCTGGTTTAGTGGGGCCCACCGGACCTACGGGACCTACTGGACCCTCTGGAAGTAATGGCTCTCCTGGCGGGACCGGACCCACTGGACCCACGGGACCTGCTGGACCTACGGGACCTACCGGAGCAAAAGGTAACACTGGTAATACGGGAGCTACCGGACCTACAGGACCTACAGGACCCTCTGGAAGTAATGGCTCCCCCGGACCCACTGGACCTACTGGACCAACAGGCCCTGCAGGACCAAATGGTGGTTCATATCACTATGTAAGTTCAGGAAATAATTATAGTAAATTTAGGGTATGGGGCACCAGTGCTTCTTATGCTATTGGTATGCACTCTGGCCAGGGCCATGGAGACTTAGGTGATTATGCTATGACTTTCCAAATGAACAACGATAATAATCGTGGTTTCGTTTGGCGAGATGACGCTATGTCTGCTTCTCAAGGTGCCATGTCACTGTCTACTCGAGGTTTCTTGTGTGTTGCCGAACGTATTACAGTAGGTGCTGGGATTAGTGATACCTCTGTTCCTGCTACTGATGCTTTGGAGGTCGTGGGCGCTATTACTGCTACAAGCGATATTACTGCTTATTCCTCTGATATTAGATTAAAAAACAATATTCAACCAATTACAAATGCCTTAGAGAAAGTACTAAGTATTGGGGGTTACACTTTTGACTGGGATGATAAAGTTGATTCATTAGGATTCGAACCAAATTTTAGAAAAAATGACGCAGGTCTTTTAGCTCAAGAAGTTCAAAGTGTATTACCTCAAGCTGTGGCAGCAGCCCCCTTTGATAGAGAAGTTGACCCTGAAGACGATACTAAAATAATTTCTAAAAGTGGAGAGGATTATTTAACAGTTAAATATGAAAAAGTCGTGCCTCTTTTAATAGAAGCTATTAAAGAACAGCAAGAAAGAATAGAAGCTTTAGAAAAGAAGCTGGAGGAGAAGTAATGGCACTTGGAACAGGGCAGCTTAGTCTCCGCACAATAAGAAATCATTTTAGTCTCTCATCGGACGCAATGAGCGGGATGACAAGTACAAATACTGATCGATTTGCAGGAACTATACCTTCTCTAATCGGACCTAGTTATAGTGATGTAAGTATATCAGACTTTCATGGCACCAGTAATCGAACTGCTCAAATTACTGTGGGTAAGTCTTCTGCTTCTTATGCTCCAGATAGATATGGATGGGGTCTTGCAAACTATACTGGATTTTATCATGCGGAACAAGGCTACAATTCAGCAGCTTTCGGATCTATACAAAGATACCAAGGGTTAATTGGTAACAATTTAGTGGGTATTGCTACTCATGATGTTTCACAACTAAGTACGACCGACAACCAAGATGACGTTCATTTAGAAATTTTTACAACTTCGAGTTCAAATAGCGGTTGGACCTATATGGATGTAAAATTTGCAGGAGATTTTCAATATCAAGCCCCAGGATATATTGCTCATACTTTTACGAGAACTGCAGCAAGTCATTTTACTCAAGTAGGGGGAAATGGAAATAGCTATCAACCAACAAATACTGTTTATGCTTGGACTTTTACAGGAAAAGATGATACAAGTTGGTATTATCATACCGCGCAAGCAGGAGGCCACCCGACGGATAATGATAGTGTGAGAAGTCTTCATACTGCGTTTAAAAGTGCATATGGCGGAAACTTCTATTCGACTCCATATATAAGATTTAGATAAGGAAATATAAATATGATAAACTATGAAATAGTTGAAGTAAGCCCTGTAAATCAGAGACTTCGAATAAAATACAGCAAAGAAGAATGTGTAGATTATTTCTATGTAGAAGCTCTTCAACCCTCTTTTACAGTCGAGATGTTACAAGAAATTGCAGAAGATAGAGTAAATCATGCTATAAATTTCTGGGAACATATGACTACAGCCTCTGAAATAGAAGTTACAGAAAATATGCTTTTTTCGGGAACCTTAAAAGATCATGTATATGAAGAAGCTCCTGACTATGATACAGGCACACAAAAACTTGTACAAACTACAACTGAAACTGATACAACGATTACTCATTCTTATACAGTAGAATCTTTAACAGAGCAAGAAATTATTGACTCTCTTCGATCTAAAAGAACGGCTCTTTTAAGCGCAACAGATATGTGGGGTATTGCAGATAGAGGAATGTCAGATGAAATGAGAGCCTATCGACAGGCTCTTCGAGACATTCCTCAACAAGAAGGATTTCCTGATACAATTGTTTGGCCAATTCGACCTTTAGACTAAGGAACTAGTATGAGTAGTGTAAAATTCTATGCTCTTTGTTGTAAAAGTATGCCCGCTACTAAGCGTCATGCTCGTTACATTCCAAAAGAAGATTTAATCATTATAATAAATAGTGATAATTCTGTCTATGTGGAAGAGGCAAGTAATTGGTGTTTTGAAGAAGACATTGAGTATTATGTTACTACTAGTGACGGTACTGCTTCTACTGGAAAAAATAAATTTTTAGATATATTTAAAGAGTCAGACCACGATTACGCAGTACTTATAGACGGAGATGATTTTTTAACTCCTCATGGAGTATGGACATATAAACAAATTGCTCAAATGTCAAGCCCTCCGGACGCAATAGCTTTAACGAATCAATTTGGTATATATAAAGAAAGAGGTTACTCTCATTTTTTAACCCACGAAGCCGCTCACTATAATCCTTATTTTGGAGTACGAGATATTCTTGACCCAGATACTATTTTGGGAGTTGGCAGTCGAGCTTTTCGTATGAGTCCCGACTGGTGGACAACTGCACTTGCAGGAACAAATATACCAAAAACTACAGAAACAGAGGTTGCTCTAAGTGCGGTTCACTGTCGATGGGCAAATCATGTATATCGTTATATTGATACTTGGGAAACTCATTTGAGACTTACTTGGTTCTCTAAAGCCGCTTCAAGCCTAAGTTATTTTGATACAAGTTTAATAGTAGGTGAAGATACATATAAATATCTAGAACTTAAAGATGCTCATGTAAATGGTACTTTGTCTTTAGTGCACTATAATGATAGGTACCCTACTTATGTTTATGATACTCGAATCGATGGAGTAGTACAGTACGTTTTAAATTCTGGAGGAGATGATGGTACTGTTGGTTGGCTCGCGTGGCTAACGGCACTCACAGATAAATACGATGAGCTAGAGGCTGCGGGTAGAATGCATGAAACTAATGTGCCTATACTAGAAGTGCCTTGGCCGGAAGGATATCGTCCTGATACTGCTGGATTAGTTAATTACCCAGGAGCAAATTATATAAGGTATTAAAAAAGGAGGCTTACGCCTCCTCTCCTTCTTCTGGTGCTTCAACGGGCTCTGGTTGAACCTGTGGTCCTGCCTGCTGTTGAATCTTTTGAATTACTCCCATACTTGCTTTCGCAGGAAGCTCTCCCAATCCACCTAGAATTACATTGATCTCTTCCAAAGATAGGTCGAGATTAATACTTTCATTCGCCATAATAGAAATTCCTATTTAAATATATCTTGCCAGTTTCCGGTAGTGCTCGCGCGCGCATACTCGGTGGCTCTGTTTTCAAAAAAGTTAGTGTGCTCTACGCCGTTTAACATATAGTCAAGCCAAGGTAGAGGGTTCTCTTCGCTTCCAAAGATTTTTTTCATTCCCAAACCAAGAAGTCGACGATCTGCAATATATCGAATATATTCTTTTACTTCTTCACCTGTTAGATCCGGCACTTCCGCACCTTCAAAACAAAGATCAATAAAAGCATCTTCAAGTTCTACTGTGCGTTCTGCTGCACAATAAATCTCATACTTTAGATCATCATTCCATAGATCTGGATTCTCCTGAATAAAAGTACGGAATAGTTGTGACATACCTTCAACGTGCAATGTTTCATCACGAATTGACCATGTTACAATCTGTCCCATACCTTTCATCAAGTTATGTCTTGGAAAGTTGAGTAGAATCGCAAAACTACTAAACAACTGTACTCCTTCTGTAAATCCAGAGTAAATTGCCATTGTTTTGGCGATATTCATTGGAGTATCCATTCCAAAATTGGAAAGATGCTCGTGTTTATCCATCATTGCTTTGTGTTCAAAAAACTTTTGGTATTCGTCGTCACCAAAACCAAGAGTTTCTAACAATAATGAATATGCTTCTTGATGTACTGCTTCCATTGCTGCAAAAGCAGATAGCATCATTCTTACTTCAGGCTGCTTAAATGTTGGTAGATAATGCTTTGCATATCCACAACAAACATCTACATCAGCTTGTGTAAAAAATCTAAAAATCTGATTGATAAGTCTACGATTCTCAGGTGTCAACTTATCTCTATAGTCTCGTAAGTCATCCGCAAGATTTACTTCATCAGGAAGCCAATGCATATGCTGTTGAGTTTTATAGTGTTTAAAAGCCCAAGGGTAATTAAAAGGCTTGTAATATTCTCTTTCTGTTAATAAATTCATTCAATGCTCTCTAAGACTTGTGCTAAGTCGCTATATCCCCCGATCCAAGTATCCCCAATAAGTATCTGAGGTACTGTTTTTACATTGGGAAATAATTTACTAAATTTTAACATATCTTGGCTTGCTTCGATACTTTCGACTTCAAACCCTTTACTTTTTGCCAAATCTACTGCCAAGTGACAAAATCGACAATCTTCCGTACCCCATACTGTTATTTTATCCTTCACAGGCAAGACATCCTTCATCATCTATGCTTTCAAAAATATACTGTCGAAGAGCTTCGTCAGATACATTTTCCGCACGCTTATACGCTTCGCTTCGCAAATAGTATAGAGTTTTTACTTTCTTTTTCCATGCCATCATGTGAATAGCATGAAGCTCCTGCTTTGATACATTTGCAGGGAAAAATACATTTAGAGACTGACTTTGGCAGATATATTGTTGTCGATCGGCTGCAAAATCAATAAGCCATCTTTGGTCAATTTCAACTGCGGTTTTAAAGACGTCTTTTGTAAAGTCGTCAAGAAAGTCAAGATGCTGAACTGAACCGCCGTTTGTAACAATACTTTTCCATACTTCATCGTTATCTTCTCCTATCTCTTGAAGAATATGCTCAAGGTACTCATTTTTTTGAAGACTGGATCCGGATTTAGTCTTCTGAGTAAACGCGTTAGCTCTGTAAGGCTCAATACTAGGGCTAGTGTTACCGCAGATAATACTACTACTAGCATTAGGAGCAACAGCCAAGAGATGAACGTTACGAACGCCATAACCCACTGCATCAGGAGCTTCGCCCCGTTCTTCAGCCAATTTACGAGTTGCATCTAGCGCCTCCGTTTTTATGTGGCGAAACATTCTCATGTTTGCGCTCTTCGCCATTACTCCTTCGAGTGGCGTATGGTGTCTTTGAAGGTAGGCATGAAAACCCATTGCTCCAAGACCAATACTTCGTTCTTGCTCTGCACTATGTACGGCTCTCCATAACTCATTCGGAGCATTCTCAATAAAGTGTGTAAGAACATTATCAAGCATTGCTATCAGATCTGGAATAAAATGCGGGTCATGCTGCCATTCATCAAATTCTTCCAAATTTACGCTTGATAGACAACATACTGCTGTACGATCATCGTCTGTTGCAAGAGTAATTTCACTACAAAGATTTGAGTGATGTACTTGTAATCCTTTATCTTTCTGACACTGAGGTAAAGCGTCCTGAACAGTATTCTTAAACATGATATAAGGTTCACCAGTTTCTACACGATTTTGAATAAGTTTTACCCAAAGAGTTTTTGCAGATACAGTCTTTGTAACTCTTCCAGAATGCGGATCAATCAAGTCCCAGGAGTCATCAAATCCTTCCTCTCTCGTAGCGCCTTCAATAAGCTCCATAAACTCGTCCGAAACAAGTATTCCATGATGCAAGTTTACAGATTTACGATTTACGTCACCCCCAGTCGGCTTGCGAACATCCAAAAACTCTTCAATTTCAGGATGTGAAATGTCAAGATATGCAGCATAGCTTCCTCGACGAGTAACACCCTGGCTGAAAGCTAACATTTCTGCATCTACTACTTTTAGAAACGGAATAACACCTGTACTTTCGGAGCCATTGCTTGTTTTTGAGCCTACACTCCGAATCCCGTTCCAGCACCCGCCAATGCCACCACCAACACTGCTAAGGAAAGCATTCTCGGTGTAGTGATTTGTAAGGCCTTCCCTACTATCATCAACATAGTTGAGAAAGCAGCTAATAGGAAGGCCGCGAGTAGTGCCTCCATTAGAAAGTATAGGAGTACTAAACATAAACCAGAGTTTACTAGCATAATCATATAATCGCTGTGCATGAGCTTCATCATTAGCGAAAGCTTTTGCTGCTCGTGCGAACGCGTCTTGAGGAGATATTTCTCCATCAATTAAATATCTGTCTTGTAGAGTTTTCTTACTAAACTCTGACAGATAACGATCTCGTCGATAATCTACTGTTACATTAAACGACACTTAACATTCTCCCTTGTATATCTGATATGTTATCAGACCCAATCGCATCATCGCAATAAGTCATTAAATCCATAAGTTCATAGTTTTCTAAAATTTGTTCTGCATTTTCATTTAATGCTTGAATAAACTTATATCGACTATCAATTGGAGTTGCATCATAAATACTCATTGCATCCCCATATTCTTGAATTAACTGTACAGCTCTCTTCGGCCCTATTCCAGGTATGCCTGGGACATTGTCGCCTTTGTCTCCTGTGAGACATTTAAGAGAAATATACTCTTCGGGAGAACATTCGTAATGGTCAGACCATGTATCAAGCGTGACTTCCTTCCTCGTCACATATGAGAATCGTCCAACATTTTCTTGAATGAGTAAATCCCAATCTCTATCACTAGAAATAAGCCAGATATATTCTAAACCATACTTATTTCTTTCCTTTACCAAGTGAGCAGCAATATCATCTGCCTCTACACCTTTGTATCGAAGAACAGGGTATCCTGCTTCTTCTAATACTTCTAGTGATGCTTCAAACTCTTCAAAAAACTCTTCAAATGCGATTCGTTCTTCTTCGGTTTGTTCTGCGAACTTTTCTTTTCGATTTTGCTTGTACTCAGGATTTATACCCTTTCTATAGCTAGAAGACCCCCAGTCTGCTGCAATAATTAAATTTTTACAGTCATAAGACTTTGCAAGAGACTCTACAGTACGTTGATAATCATATCGAAAGTCTGTGCGTCCTTGATGCTTCCATCGAAATGCCAAGTTTAGTGCATCTACTATAAGAGTAGTTTTATCACTTGGATTTACAATTTTTTCACTAAAACTGAATGCCATTTCTTAAAAACTCCACCGTTTCATTTTCTAGCCAATCATCTGCTAATAATATAAAACAGTTTAAAAATTGTATATACATCCACTCTTCTGTTATATTTGGCTGTAAATTTGTTACAACAAATACAGGAGAGCGATTATACTTAAAAAACAGTAGGGGTTCTTGTTCCCCTCCTGCGGCTTGTTTTTCCACTTTTTTCCACCAGCGAATAAGATTATTTGTCTTTTTCGCAGTAAATATCTTGTCTGAGAGAGGTGATTCTGAGTAATTTTTTACTTCGATACAAAATCTATTTTTCTCATTCGGAACATATAGATCGCCCTTTAAATACTCAAGAGCCCCTGAATTAGGGACTCTTTCGAATTGTAAGTTAGTAGCAGTACGAAGCATATCTCGAACAAGGTATTCACCTCTCGCTCCTTTTGCTCTACTGTCAACCATCTTCGCACATCTCTCTTAAAATATCTAATTTTTCTTTATACTCTGCAACTTTACCTAACTCATCTTCTAAAGCTCCCAATACGTCTGGATGCTCTCCAATTCCTACTGGATTTTCAAGATAAATTTTTACGTTTGCTGCGTGATACTGCATTTTCCCTGATAGATAGAGTCTCAGAGCATTTTCCGTACTTTCTCTCGTACTCATCTTTCTCACTTTTTAATTCCTCCTCTTTAGATTTGACTAATAACCACATTCTTCGTTGTGCTGCCAATCTATTGTTTCTCATTCAAGTGCGCTCACATTTTCTCGTTTTACGACTTCAATTTTTTCTAATAGAGGATGAGTCCATCCATGACTAACTACATAAGTATTGAGATTTTCTTCTCCAAGTAATACTTCGACAAGCTTTTCTCTACCTGTTTCATCGAGTACATTTATCACTTCATCCAAAAAGAGAATATTGATTCGTGACTTTGAAATGCTACTCATTAGCTTCCGAATTGCTATAAGAGTAGCTGTGTTTACTCTCGCCAACTCCCCAGAAGAAAGAGCAAGAATATCAACAATGTTTCCATTGTCTGTTATTTGCACGTTTAGCTTATCATTACTTACAACAAATTCAAGAGTGAAACGCCCGTCTGAAAGTTCTCCCAGATACGTATTTACTAACTCTTCTAGTTCTTTTACTAGATTCTCAATCTTGTAAGCAATTAAGCCATTTGTGCTAAATGCTTTTTTCAGTACTTCTAAGTTAGAATATACACTTTCTACTTTTCCTAAAGATTCTTGTGCTTCTTCTAACTGCTCAATAAAACTGTCTGTCTGCTCTTGAATTACTTGGATGCGGGTGTTTTGCTTTGTTCTTCTTTCGTTTTCCGCCGCTGTCTCCGCCACAGACTTTTGCACCGAAACCAAGTCAGCTCGTACTCTTGATAGGCGCTCTTCAAGCTCTCCCTTATCCAAGATGGCCACTGGGAGATCTCGATCAATGCTTCGATAAAGGTCTTCCCACTCTCGCTGCATTTTGCTTTTATGGTCGAAAAGCTCATTGTTTCGTTTAATTTTTTGAATTCTTCCTGTAATTTCATTAATTTTCTCCTCCGCAGAAGAAATTCTTGTAGCTTCCTCCGTGATTAAACTTTGTTTAAAAGATTCATGAACAGATTGCTCACAGGTAGGGCACTTGTCTTTTAAATCTTCCAGTTTTTTCATCATCTTTTTTGACCCCGCTACGACCCCGTTGAGACTTCCCAATTCGGACTGTAGCGTATCATAAGATTCTTTTGCAGATACTTCAATATTTTGTATTTCTTGAATATTAATCTGCTTTAATAAGTCAATGTACTGATTATTTTTTGAGATTTTTTTATTTTTTTCCGAAATATTTTCAATTTCTTTCGTTAATGAACGGAATTGATTCTCAAGTTCTTCCGTGTCATTTTGAAATTCTAGCATGGGCAGTATATTGGTATCACTCAATTTGTTATCAGATAACCACTTTTCTACTGTTGCAATTTTTGAACGTATTCCTGAAACCTCAAGAGACAGGTCTTTTGATACATTCTTAAATAATTCAAAAAGTTCTACATATTCTTCAAGGTGCAGAAGGTCTATCAGAAACTTTTTACGAGTAGTATCTGTAGCAGTTAAAAACTGAAGACTCGCATTTGTGTTCTGATACACTAGCTGAGAAAATGTTTTGAAGTCTGTACCAATAACTTCTTGAATAGTTTTAAAAGTATTAGTTGCTGTATGGCTAGAAACATCCTCGCCATTTTTTAGAAATGCAACTTTAATATTTGTTTTTCTATCAATCGAAACTACATATTCATCATCGTCTTTTGTAAACTCAAGATTTATATTGTAGCCTTTATTTACATACCTATTGGGTATATCTGCTTTTTTAATACCCTTTGAATTTTTGTTAAAAAGGGCTTCCTCAATAATTAACGGTATGGACGACTTGCCCATACCGTTAGTGCCAATTATTTGAGTTACTGTATTTTCTTCTAAGTCCAGTTCATTACCTGGCCCATAGCTAAAGCAGTTATCCCACCGAAGTTTTTTGAGCGTAATCATTAAAAGTGCCTACTATATTCTGAATTTTTTCATCTTCTAATTCCAAGATATACGCTAGATATTCTACTAACTCTTCTTGGATGCTCATTTCTTTACTTATTACTAAAGCTGCTTCGCTGCTTCTTTTTACTACTTTTTTATCCAACAACTCGCTGTTCTTTACATTCGCCAAGTCTTGAATATCGCCTTCCAACTCATAGATGGTGTGATGATACTCAGTAGGTTCCATTTCATCTGGAGAAGATACTGTTTTTCTTATTAATTGTGGAAGATCAAAAGCGTCCCACATCCAACTCCAATCAGAAGGATTTATAAGAATGTAACCAGTACTTACTTCTGTTCGATGAAAAGAAGTAGTCATAGGACTACCAGGATATACAATGTTTCGCTGAGTATTACTATGTGCGTGTAAGTCGCCTGAAAAAACAACTGGAAAATCTTCAAACCTATCTAAGTCCACCTCTGGCTTGACATGGGGAGGAATTTCACCACGAACATGAGTAAATAGCGGATAGTTTGTATCAAACTTTTCAATACTATCTTTTCTATGAAGATCCGCATATGGAAGAATACCAAACTTCATATCTGGATCAATATAGGAAATATCTACAACTTGTACTAAAGGATTAATATCTCTAGTAACTTGCTTTAATTGTGTAAAAAATGTTTTGTTCTTTTTAGTTGCTTCGTGATTACCGTCATAGATAATAGTCGGAATCTTTACTTCCCGAATAAACGAGAAGTAAAGTTCCAACTCTTCCATGTTCGGCAGACGATCAAATAAATCACCACCAATTATGTGCATATTGCACTGTTGTTCGAGAGAGTGAATCTGCTCGAAAAACAACTTGTAGCGATTCATTGCCCAAGAAACTGGAACATTCTTCTGTCCCAGTTTTAAGTGCCAATCTGCCGTAAATAGAATCATGAAATGGCGAACTCCTGGTCAAGAGCTTCTTCGTCGATTTCATTCGTGTCGACTTCTCGAACACGATCAAGCAACTCTTTTTGAGCATCTGGAGTAGGACGAGGCATAACATCATCCATAGACTTCAAGCCTTCTACGAGGGCTAGTTCGTCATCATCCAAAGCACGGGGCTTGCACTTCAGTACTTGAAGCTGATACTCAACATTATAGGGCAGAGGACCAGTTTTAACTCGCTTAAACTTAACGTCCCAGCCAGTTTCGGGGTCCGTGGGATCGCCCAAATCTTCTGCAGCAGTGAGAATTTGCTCCCACAGCTTCTTCTTGAGATTTACGATCTTGACTTCGCCATTGTGAATGCACTGCATTACATAGCTCCAGCCACACTTCAGATCGGGGTAGTATTCACGAACCCAATCTTTCTCTTTGTTGTTAAACCGCTCTTCATTACGGTCAAAAGAAAGACACTCCAAAGGAATGTTCTTGTCATTTTCACCAGTAACCCAATACACGTATCGAGCAAGAATATCGCCTACGAGACGAATTGAGTTATCACCATCTTGATAGCTATAAGTGGTGATGTTTGATTTTTGAGCAGCGCCCTTTGATTTGTTAAAAGTTAATGCCATTGAGTTTTCTCCTGTGGGACTTCTTCATAAAGAAAATGTAACTTATCATCTTCGATATAAAGTAGCCTATCTTCTGTGTTGTCTAAGTGTTCAAAGGGATCTATTGGAAGTTCCAAAAGACCTAGTGTTGTATCGCCAGAGGCGAAGTATTCCCCGAGAGACCTCATACTTGCTAAAGCTAAGTATATTGAAATATCTCGGCGTGAATGTCTAAAAGAATTATATAAAAGAACGTCTGGATGTACCAGAAAGGACTCTCCTTTAAAATCCAATTGATAGTATCTATAAATCGGATCGTACTTATTTTGGGGTATAGAATCCTTGACTAACATCTCAAATATTGTAAAAATACTTGATGGTTGGCCT